AATTCTCCTCGTTCTGATCCACTCAATATCCTTTTAGGTATTCCTGTTTCAGAGGAAATCATCTGAACTTGTACATCTACATGATTCTTTGGATCTGCAACCTGAGTTTCCAAAGTTTTTAATTCCACCCCTTCATTAACAAACAATCTACGAAGATCATGATCATAATCATCCAACTTATCCATCAACTCATTTTCCTCTGCAGTAGTAAAAGTATAATCTTTATCTACAATCCCCTGATATCCTGGACGAGCGCCCCTCCAAAACATTTCTGCACTACCTCCTACAATCTTCTCCAAATCTTGTAATCGGTTAAATACGGGCATCATTCGAGGTGTACCATATGTATCACTTTCCAATCCGTCCTCCACCACGTGAATTACCCTACTATAATGGACGTTTAAAGTAACAGAAGCACTTTCCTGGGTAGAAGTAGTTAATTGATAAGTAATAGGTTTTCCATATCTTTCACTTTTTGGATTCTCATCCCATGTAGATATAATAGCACTTCCCTCACCCAAAGACTTAACATACAATAATTTATGTTCCTTAGAAAAATCTACGGGCTTTATAAAATCGTCTGGTTTAGTAATGTCATCCAACCCCAATAATAAAACTCCATATCTTCCTAAACCAGTAAGAATATCCAATTGAACAAGTTTACTCTTCAACTTCATCTCTCTTTCCAACTTCACCCAATTCTTCTCCAATCCCGTTTCTTCCCCCTCCTTAGCCTCTAACACTATCAGTGGACCACTCCAAGAAACTTTAACTGGACGTTCTATCACAGCTCTGGCTATATCCTGACGAAAGAATTGGTTAAGATAGTCTTGGTAAACTAAGGTCTTTTTATACCCCAAAGCGGTATATAAATCCCTCTTACTATCATATGTTTCCCCTAACAAACCAAATAATTGAGCACGAGCAGACAAAGCACTAAGATTTTGCAACTTCCTACGAAGATTTGCCTGTATTTCATTACGTGTTAATCTTTTCATTATCATCTTGTAGGTGCTAAGATTCTAACAAGTTTCTTTGTAGTTAATTTAGAAAAAGCCCCAGCAGCACTATCCACCTGATCTTTGTAAGTAGAAAAGGGGAAAAAGCGATGTTCTTCAATAAATTCATAATTCCATTCAGCTCTTAACAAATAAACATTTCCTTCATTCACTTGAACCGAATAAGGATCAGCACGATATACTTTATCTCCTTTAGGTAAATCAGCGTGTCCAGAATAACCCGCCAAATTCAAAGTAGTAGCCTGAGCAGATTCCTTACCACCTGAACCTGGTTCTTGTTCATAATACACTTTTACATTTTGACCATCTAATTCTGCCGTCTGACGAATTATTCTTTCTCGCTCATCAGTACTCCAACGACCCCTACGAACATCCAAAACAACCCACTTTCTGCTGCGTAATTGACCCATCTTCGTGCCTACCGTATAAGCAGCCCGTATTTTCCTGCCTATTTTCTCCTTAGTAGCAGCCTTGTCCCAATAACGCACAATATTTACAAATTGATTTTCGCTGGGGGATTGATCTATAATAACAAAATTATCAACCCTAAACATACCGCCCGTAGGAGGCACTGGAAACTGACCTATTTGACCTGCATATCCATATTGACCTAATTTTACTTCCCAATCCTTTAATGCCTTCCGCCCCAACCGAACTGGATCCATTAAATCATCTTGATAGTATTGAATCAATTCTTTCGGTTTAACTTGATTCCTAAAATGAGTAATTTCTCCCGGAATACAAATATGTTTTAAATTTTCTTCTCCTCTCTCCAACCAATGTCCTGCAGGATCATTTTGAGAAAGCCTTTGCATAATCCCAATAGTAACTGCAGAATAGGCTTTATCTCGTATAATACGAGTAGGAAGAGTCTGATCTAACCAAGTGTTCGTGTTTATCAATTCTGTAGGACTGGCAGATCGTTTAGGATCAATAGCATCATCCCAAAGAAGGATGTGACCATGGAATCCCGTCAATGTACCACCCACAGACGTACTGTACCGACCTCCACCAAGCAAAATCCTGGGATTTGAGTCTGTCTTAGGATCAAACTTTCGATAAGTGATACGAAAATTGCTTTTCTTATCTTTGTCCTGTTTAATATCCAATTCAGGGTACACCATCTTAAATCGTTCACTCTTTATTAAATCCCTACTGTATTCTGCACTTTCCAGACTTAAATCAGCTGAATAGGACAAAGTTATGAAACGCATCCAATACCATCGTGTCCAACACCAGATAGGAAAGAAGATAGAACACATAGCTGTCTTGGTAGAACCAGGAGGTACATTAATCAACAAATCATGCTCCTTAGATAATCCTGCCCCAACCCGTTCTGCTATCTTTTGAAGTTCATTACATATATAAAGGATATGCCAATTAGTTTGAAATTCAGTAGCGGAATATTCAGGCCAAAAGAATTTTAAGAATTCATAGAAAGAACGAAGATGGATTTCACGAATAAGCATTTGGGGATTCTGTTTAGCCAGTTCCACCAAAGTGCTTTTATCCACTTTTTTAACAGTATCAAGCCTCCTGACCATCTTCCATTTCTTTTGAAGCCTCTGCTAAACCCATATTCAACGCCCATTGCAATTCTTCTGTGGAAACATCCTTCAAACCAATCTGAAGTGTCCGAATATCTAATTGACCTTGAAATGCTATTTGTTTGGGAGATTCAGTCCATTCATTCCTTCTACGGAGGGCAAGCCATTTCAAACACGCATAAGCATCTGGTTCGTGATGTTTTAATAATTCTTCTTCCTTCACCACCATAATAGATTCTTCCCCTGTTTCCTTATTCTTCACCCGCTTCCTTACTTCCGACCGTTCCACGTGATCATATCCAAGACACTTTTTGTACAAGGATTCCGTCACTTTCATATCAGCTTCCAAACGCCCTTTCCGTACAGCTTCTATCGCTTCTGGTACATCGTGCAACCAAGAACTCACTACGTTTACACCCACTTCAAAGAACAAAGCTATTTCTTCCAACGTAGCCCCCAACAATGTCAAACGATACAATTGACGAGCCATTTCCGGTTTCCACCATGGTGAAATCCACTTCCCAGTGATAGGAGAAACCTGTCCCAATTTGCCTAATTCAATCTTTCGTCTCATAACAATACGAAATTACGAACATTTTTCTGAAAATTTACGGTTTACTAAATAAAATTCTTATTTTTAAAACTGGAAAAAGATTCAACCATGAAAAGAGAAGTCCATCCCATCACCCGTGCAAGAATGAGTTATGTTCGACAAGGAGTTTTATTCACAGAAGAACATCGCCAACGTATATCCAAATCAATGATCGGTCTCACTCGATCCATTGAAACAAGAAAACGTATGTCTAAACCAAAATCCTTAGAAACACGTATGAAAATGTCTAAAGCAAAACAAGGATCCAATCACCCAATGTTTGGCATCAAAGGTTTAGGGCATAACACCTATGGCAAAACCTGGAAATGGTACTATAACTACAAACCTATAAGGAGAATCCAATTTTACCCTTCAAAAATTTCTATATAATTTTTGGACTCCAAATAAAAGAAAAAACTGGGATAATAGTAATAGTAAAAGAGTATATAATATCTTTTTTCTTGATCTTGAAAACCTCTTTTTTCCTTACTACACTTCTATTATATATCCTTTTTATTTCTAAATCCTATCAAAGTGGAATAGTTTTGATTCCATTTAATAAGTGTTAATAAGTGTGAATTCTTGCTTGCCCTTGAATAAATAAATATCTGTGTCAAGAATTGAAAATACCCTTGTGATGATTTCGTAAATTGAGGTGCCATTCCCTTTCCCCCCTCCTTTCGACTCGTCGAAATCGGGTAGGTATCTATATATATAAATAAATCTATATCATCCGCCCGTCCGCCTCTCCGGGTCGTCCCTTAACTAAAAGTTTAGTTTTAACTCGAAATTCGATAACGAAGCGGGGGGACGGGGACTTTTTCCGTATTTCCTTCCCCGTACGGTTTTCCGTTTTTCGGAATCATTCCGTTTTTCGGAATCGTAGTTAATAACTTTTTTTACCTTTTTTACTTTCTTTTAAGATTTACTTCTTATATTCGTATCGGTTTATCCCGGTCCGACCCGATTTAATCGGGAGGCGGAGGAGAGAGAAAAGTCCGGGACGTCCTTTAAAAATAATAGCGAAGAGTTACCCGCCTTCTTCTTCGAGTTACGCGGAATAAGGAACTACGTTCGTAAGAGTTTCCCCGATT